ACTGGAGACAAGGTAACCAGGGCTCGTCCATTTGCTGCCGCTATGGCTAACGGCAACGTCCGCGTGGTCAGGGGGCCGTGGCTTACTCATTGGCTTGATGAGTTCTCGTCATTCCCCGAAGCTTGCGACCATGACGACCAAGTCGACTCTGCTGTAGGAGCTTTTACACATTTGGCAGGTTTGGGGTTGCAACAGAGAAGAAGAATTGCTATCGTCATTTAGTACTGGGAGACCAGTTACTAGATAGGACGGTATTAAAAGTGTCTTTAGACAAAATTGCAAAACTCCGACTTCTGATTATTGATTTAGAAGCAGAGGTCATGAAAACCATTGATGATGGTGCAACTCTTGAAGAAGCGGGAAACATGCTCCTTCAGCTAAATCTAACTAAACGCGATATGGGTATTGTGTACGACGCAGTTGCCCATCGTTTTGGAGAAATGATGGATATGGAATCAGCGGTTCCACTCCCTGGCAATGCCGTCATTGAGAAGAAGTCTTCTTATGAGCGTAAGGCGTGGCAACACAAGGACATCGCTAAGGCAGTCATTAATAGATTGCGCCAAATGTCAGTTGACATGGATACTGGTGAAGTTGTAAAATCGCCAGAGGAAATTGCAATGGAACTAATGACCTATTGCGCTCCTTCTTACTGGAGAATTAAAGAGCTCAACAACATCGGCATCAACCCGGACATGTACTGCGAAACAGGCGTACTAAAAACAAGCATCATCGTCAGAAAGGGCGACACAGAATGAACACCAACATAACCCAACTATTAGCAGAACCATTTCCACGTGAAATGGAAAAGATTCTCAAGAAAGGTGGGGCGTCTCTCACTTACATCCCCGTAAGTGAAGTGATTACTCGCCTCAATAAAGTCCTAGGAATTGACTCATGGTCGTTCAATATCCTCTCTTGCGACAGAGACTCTCTTGACCCTGAATACATTGTTGCCCATGTTCGTTTAATATGGCACACTGACGCAACTCGTCCAGAATGCACCATTGTTCGTGATGGGTTTGGTGGACAAAAAATCAAGCGCACCAAGGCTGGCGATATTGTTGACCTTGGTGACGAGATGAAAGGTGCTGTTTCTGACGCACTCAAGAAAGCCGCCCAGACTCTTGGTGTCGGCCTTTACCTCGCCCGCAGTGAAGAGGCAATGGACGTTGAGGAAGCAATGAGCATCTCTCCAGCAGAGCAAGTACGCCTTGATAAGTGGGACCAATTTGCAGGACTTGCAAAGGCTCTTAACGCCGACCAAAAAACAGAACTGAACGAGTTTTGGGAACAACATGCTGGCGGTCGCCCTAAGCCAACAAAGTCAAACGCAACAGACCAAGACCTTGATGACTTGATTGCTGAAATCGTTCGTATTCAGTTCGGTGGCACTCTTGTCTCAGAGTGAGTTAACACCCCCTCCTCACCTTTCTGCTTCTTCTATTGGAACATTTCATCAGTGTCCACTCAAGTTTAGATACAACAAAATTGACCAAATTCCGGACGTTTCAGGTGAAGCAGCTGTCATGGGCAATTTTGTTCACGATGTTCTTGAAGAACTTTACAAACTACCCGCAGAACAAAGAACTCTTGACAACGCCAAGTTTCTTGCTAAGCAGGTATGGGATGAAGTCTGGGTGGACAGAGCAACGGAATCAGTAAATAGCGAAAAAGAAATTCGTCAGTTCAGGTGGCGTTCGTGGTTCTGTATTGAGAATCTTTGGATTCTTGAAAATCCACAAGAACTTGAGCCCGGTGGTCTTGAATTTGAAGTTGCTGGAGATATCGAGGGTGTTGTTATTAAGGGATTCATTGACCGATATTCAACACACGGAGACGGTGAGTCGCTCATTGTGAGTGATTACAAAACCGGCAAAACCCCCCGACCTCAGTATCAAGCAGACAAGTTCTTTCAACTTTATATCTATGCGTACATGCTGGAAAAGATGGGCAAAGGCACAGCAAAAGAACTAGAACTCCTGTACCTGAAAGACGGAGTAAGACTTAAAAAACACGTGACAAGTCGTGAATCAAAAAACATGATTGAACACGTTATTGATACAAAAAAGCAAGTGGACGAATGCTGTCGCACTGGAGAGTTTGAAGCGAGAAAATCAATACTCTGCAACTGGTGCAGTTATCAGGAAATTTGCCCAATGTTTGGTGGTAAGAAATGATTGATGAAGTCACTTTTGCTCAAATGGTCGCTGAAGAAGTTAAAAACAAGCTATCCCCTACTCAAAGAGACATGCTGACCGACCCTGAAAACTGGAGTAGATGGAAGGACCACCTGCAGGCTCTTGTTGACAATCTTGACGACCAAATAGGCGACATTGAGTATGACAACCAGTCGGACATCGAACGGTTTGAGTCAATGGGTCGCGATGGAAAAATTCTTGCTCAAGAAGCATCCAAGGCTTACGAAGCTAGAAAGAAGAAAATTCTTCGTTTTAGATTTCACGTAAACAAACGCCTAGATGAAGTATCAGCAATGATTGATACGGGGGAGGCTCCTGAATCAAATGGCTGGCAGGAGATGGAAACCCTTAAGAAAGCAATTATCAAACATCGTGCTCTTTTGCGTGAGTTTGAACTTGAAGAGACATCTATAGACAGGGCCTTGTGGGCGGTTCTTAACAACGAGTGGCTATTTGACCTAATCGATGAATCAAGCCTTTTTCCAGCAGAGTGAACCGTAAGCCAATAAAGCGGTCAGATAAACCGCTAAAAAGAACACCATTAAAAAATTCTTCCAAGAAGATAAATAATCGTTCTAAGAAGACTGAAGAAAAGTACAAACTTCGCAGGCCGTTAGTTGAAAAGCTTTTAGGAGAACGCCCGTGGTGTGAAGCCTGTCCTGTCTTTGCTCAATACGACGAACTTGCTGTCTATCAGCAAAGACCATCATCGGATGTTCACGAACTAGTGAGACGCTCGCAGGGTGGCTCCATTCTTGACGAATCAAACCTTATGTGTGTCTGTCGTCCTTGCCATACCCGCATAGGAAACTATCCTCAGCTTGCTTTTGACCTTGGACTATCCAAGCACTCTTACGATTCTTGAGGACCGACAGAGCCAATACGTGGTTGTATTCGGTCGTTATTGGTAGGATATATTTCTCGCAATTTTTCACCGTCTGCTGTAGTGACTGCACCACCATGAAGAACTAGTCCAGGGCTGAATCCGTAACAGGCGTTAACGACATCGCAGACGCCAAACATCATGACAGAAAGTCGCCTGCGACGCCATTTTTCGGCTGTAGTTATTTGCTGAATCATTGGGTCGCCAGCACGCCAATTAATCATGGCTGCCCACGTGGACATGTACTCCTTTTCAAGAACCCGAGATGCTTCCGCGCCCTCTAATACGGTCCCCCATGGGTATCTGTCGTCTGCAAATCCAAGAAGAATTAAATGAGCAGGCTGAATATGTCGACCATCAAGAAGTACAAACCAAAGTTTAACTACTTCTTCTTCTGACCCGAAAACTTCTTCGCGGTAATACTTAACTACCAAACGGCCTTCTGCATCAACTTCACCCCAGCCCCACTCAGTCAGGTCTTCGGTGGGAAGTTCTTCGTTGTTCGTGTACCACCTTTTAGGGGGCGGAGTCATGCCAGCAGAAAGCCAACGAATATCAAAGAAATTATCGCTTAATTTGTTTCCAGTATCAAGCGCAAATGTTGAGGGTAGTTTTGCCATACGGCAAGACTAGTCGTTCCACCATGCCGTCCATGGCTTGGCTGTGGCGGATAGCGCCTCTACGTCATGAATGCCAGTGTAAGCAACCGAGATTGTGACTTTCCCTTCATTGTTGTAGTCCGTCCAGTCCCCATCGTCGTTGTAGACGAACAACTGCAACATCTCGTCAGTGTTCATAATTGCAACATCTGCGAGGTAGGTATTGGCGTTGTACTCGCCCTCGCTCCAACTGCTGTTTGTGGCTTGGGCTTTATCAATAGGCGCTACAGCGGTACTGCGAAGACTTGGTGCGGAGCCAAATATGCCACCAGATGTAGAGAATGCGCCGATTCTTCCAGCAGCGTCATCAGGGTTTCCAAGCCACATTGTTGGCTTTAGGGTTTCGTCAATGTTGCCGTCATATCCTGCATCGTTGAATACACTCATTAAGTCTGTTGGGTTATCGTAAATTCCGTGCTGTGTCTTGGAGTTCTTAGACTTAAATGCCGCAAGACGCAGCAATCTTTCGGTTGTCTCAAGGTCTACGCTCACGTCCCCGCCTTCACCGTTCAGGGTATGCCAAAGACCCCATCCGTCGCTTGGTGCCTGAGTGGTAAACCAGATTTTCTCAATCTTCACACGAAACGGGAAAGACACATTCAAGAAAGACGGGTCGCTCTGCCTTACGGTCCAGTCGTAATTGACAATTGATAATGGAATAATTCCAGACATTTTTTCTCCAATAGGTATTAGACAACAAAAATATTATGACATATTTTAGGACATGAAAAAAGCGCCTTTTTACAGGCGCTTCAATCATTTTTGGTCAATTTTTAATTAACGGCCTTCTTGAACCGTGAAAGCAACTGTCATGTTTGAACCTGCGGTACCAGAACCAACAGCTGAAACGTCGAGGCTGATGAGGTCACCGGCCACGAAGTCAGTGTTGGCTGCTGTGAGTGTGCCCGCATCGGCGTATGCGCCTGCTGCGATTGAGAAGGATGCTGCGACGTCTGTGCCAACCTTGAGGTCTGCGGTGAGTGCTGAACCAGCGGCTGCGCCGACGACTGCAACATATGCTCCAGTGATTCTGCCGTTGAAAGGCAAAGCAACCGAAACCATGCTTGAGGTTGAAAGTGTTCCGGGGATTCCAAGAACGATTGTTGTTGGTGCAAGTGCTGCTGTTGACATGTTTTCTCCTAGTTGAGGGGGGTTATAGATAAATAATAACACGGGATAGTTTTTATTATTTGAATTATTCAGACAATTATTTATTGTTTGCTTATCGTTAACTCATGTATTCTTGACTCCAGGTACCTACAACTCGCTGTCAGAAAGGAAAGGACGGTGGTCAATGTCTAGTGGCCTAACCACGGCAATCCGGAGATTAATTTTTTAACTTCTCTACAACCGCCAGTCTCTGCAGGACAGGCGGTTGTTTGCTGTATGAGCACTGTTTGTGATTGTTGTACAATTGTTTAACACAAGAGATTTGTGACCGTTATAGGTGAAGGTCGGGTAGGACGAGTCCTGCCCGATTTTCATGTAGTAGGGTCTTTTTGTGCCCGAATTAAAGCTAATAGGACTAGACCTTTCACTGACTTCTACTGGCGTTTCAATAAATGGTAAAACTTCGGTTATTTCCACAAAGGCCAAGGGCCCTGAAAGACTTTCCTACGTAAATAAAACGATTCTTCAGCTATGTCTTGACGAAGAAATCAACTGCGCTATTATCGAGGGGTACTCGTTTGCGTCACGCAACTCACAAGCCCACAGTATTGGAGAGCTCGGCGGGTGCATAAGGATGACTTTTTGGGAATGTGGGATTACTTACGTGGAAATCCCTCCCACTTCTAGGGCAAAGTTTGCTACAGGAAAAGGCAACGCTGGAAAGACGGAAGTGATTTCTGCAATATCTTCCAAAACAGGCATGGTCTTTTCTGGCTCCGGCGCAGACGACGAATGTGATGCATGGATTCTTGAACAGATGGGGCTTGCATATTTAGGAAAAAGCCAATACGATTGGACGGCAACACAACTATCGTCTCTAGAGAAGATAGATTGGTCAGCAATGGATAATATAAAGGACTCAAGTGCAAAATAGAAACAATCCAATTAGTCAGGTTGATATCGAAAACGAGCTTCTTCGCTTGATAGGAATGCTAGAAGAAGAAACAGAAGCTTTTGAAGTTCTTGCTATAGACAATGCCAAGAAAGAGGCGCTTCACAAGTCCAATTGGGCCAAAGAATACCTATCAGCAAAAGGCTCAATCAAGGAACGTGAAGCATGGGCAGACTACAAGTTGGACGAATCTTCATTTGATTACAAAATCTCTGAAGCGCTTGTTAAGTCAAAGAGAGAAAAACTTCTATCGCTACGCACATCAATTGACGCAATGAGAACCCTCAACGCAAACGTAAGGCACCAAGTATGAGTAACGGTATCCATCCGTCACTAATCGGTATGGCGGTAGACATAAACACACTTCTGCCACTTGAGAAGAACCCAAGAATTGGAGACGTTGACGCAATTACTGCTTCCTATGCGGAGTTCGGCCAAGTAAAACCCATAGTTGCCAAAAGAAACGATGATGGAACGGCAACTGTAATCGCCGGTAATCACCAGTTGGAGGCCGCCAAGATTCTTGGATGGGACCAGATTGCTGTTATTTATCTTGAGGGCGATGATTCTCGTGCTGTTGCATTTGCGCTTGCCGACAACAGGACTGTTGAGCTTGGTTACTCTGAACCAGAAATTCTTTATGAACTAATCAGTTCAGTGAGCGATTACTACCCAGAGCTACTAGAGGGCCTTGGTTGGGACGAGTTTGAGATTGCCGAATACGAGCAAGAGGCTTACAGAAACAGTAGCGAGATGTCGACTAGTGGCAACTATGTTCCTCCGGTGCTTATTGACAGAAACGCAGAGATTCAGGGTTTCAATGACGTACCTGAATTGCGTCCACAAGAGTTTACCGTTACCAGAGACAGCGAAGGCGAGAACAGAATCGTTGCCCCTGCTTCTTCTGACCAAAATGACATAGCCGTTCGTGGTTCAACAATGGCTGCAGGTGCTGGCCAACAAGCAGTGGTTCAGTTCACGCTTGTTTTTGACAACCCTGCCCAGCAGTCTCGTTGGTACGATTTTATTCGCTGGCTGAGAAGCGATGTTTCGATTGTTGGAAACACAACCGCAGAACGGTTAATGGACTTCATTGGCCAACACTCGGAGATTTAATGAGCGTCTGGTCGTGGGTGCTTGGAACTCTTGGCGTTACTGGCCTTTTAATCGCCGGCAATAGAGTCTGGTGGGGCTGGTTAATAAACTTAGCTAACGAGATTCTTTGGGTTGTTTATGCAGTTAAAACAAAACAATATGGCTTTATTTTGATGGCTGGTGCATATGCGCTTGTCTATGCAAGAAATGCTAGAAACGGATGGAAACATAATGAGTCCTGAAGAAGCAAAAGAACTAGAAAAAATAACAGCTGAACGCGATGAACTAAAACGCATCGTAGATGAGCTACGCGCCGAGGTTAGTCGGCTCTCACAGATTGCAAAATACTAATGACTAGACAAAGAATGTTTCTTGACATGAGCTGCATTGATGCAGCCCGCCAAAGAATTAGGCACGTCTACGACACTTTTGATACCGTATGTGTTCAGTTCTCTGGAGGAAAAGATTCCTCTGCGGTTATGTATCTTGCTAAAGAAGTACACGAAGAACGCGGTCTTGGACCAGTAAAAGTTATTTTTCGAGACGAGGAAATGGTAAGCCCTACAACTATTGAGTATGTAGAAAAAGTGCGGAACTACGACTGGGTTGACATGGAGTGGTACTGCCTCCCTTACCCTGCAGAAATTTGGGTTCTCGGACAGAGGGTTACTACAGTTCTGTGGAGCAACATGCGTAAGAACCAGGGAAGACTCGTAAGAGACATCCCGCCTTGGGCTATTACGGGTGAAGACTTTGGTCTAACCCACGATGTATCTCTTCCAGAACAGACCGACTACTACACCATGCAGGGCAAGAAGGGGAATGTTGCCTTCATCACCGGCGTTAGAGCAAGCGAGTCAATGGTTCGCTATAGGTCCTGCGTTCAGAAGTTGCATGAGAACTACATCGTTACTCCGTACAAACTCAAGACCGGAATACCAATGAAGTTTGCCAAGGTTATTTATGACTGGAACACAAACGACGTATTTAAGTTTTTGATTGAAGAACACGGTTCTGAGTACTGTGAGTATTACGACCTTGCTGCCCAGACGGAAAGTAACACAAGAATCGGTATCCCACTCCACAGCATTGCTATTCGCAGGATTGGTGATGTGGTTGCTACGGAACCAGAGTTTTACGACAGGCTTGTGGAGTGTTTTCCCCACATCGATGCTCAACGCAGGTGGTGGCCAGAATTTGACATTGAAAAACTTATTAACGAATACTCGGGATTGGGTTTAGAAGGTGCTTCAATGTTTATTGAAGACTACCTAGTTGGCGAACGCAGACAAATGGAAGCAAAAGCATACGTCTCTAAGTTTCGCAAGAAGCATCTAGAAGACCAACGTGCTTACCCAATCAGTCTGCTAATTAGAACTCTTGTTCTCAACGAAATAGATGGTGGTTCACCTTCTCCTGTTGGGCCAAGAACTAGAGCATACACAGTAAGAAATAATGACGAAGAAATGGAAACAACATATGAAGTATGAGATAGAGGAAGTTGACCCATCAACACTTATCGTCCCACCATGGAGAGCAACCTACATACTGAGACCAGACCTTTTAGTGCTTTCTGCGTCTTTGCTCGATTTTGGTTTTATTCAACCAATCCATGTATCTGCTAGAACCGGAGAAATCATTGATGGCTCTGAGCGCTATTTGTTGGCTACAAATGTCAAGCAGATAATGGAAATAATTGGTAAAACAATCCCGGTCATAAAGCATGATGTTGGGACCATGGAGGCAATGGAGATGCATCTTCGACTAAATAGAGGAAGAGGCTCGGTAGTGGCCAAACCTATGTCATCGATAATTAAAAAACTTGTCAGGTCTCGAGCCGCTACTGAAAAAAGCCTAGAAAGAACGTTATGCATGAAGGGAAATGAATATTCTTTAATGATTGACGGCACAATATTGAAGTCAAGGAATATCAAGGAATATACATATTCAAGAGCATGGGTGCCAGTAGAGGCTCCTCCAGGGACGCTTGATAAGGGTCCAGTGATTGAATCACCACCGAATAGCGACAGGTAGTTTTTGGCGCGGGTATTTAATTCCGAATTAGCGCCATATGGTAAACTTCTTTAAAATGTTTCTCAAAGAAGTTGGTTGATTATGCCCAGAGTAAGATACGGCCCGGACATTACGGACGACGCAGACTCCCTACTCCTCGACGCAAGCCGAATCAAGAACCAGCTCAACAAGGCTAAGGGTGAAAAGGCCAGAGCAGCTCTCATCAAAGAAAGAGACTTGCTAAATCAAGCAATCAAAGACATTTTTGGTTCTCGTGCCAATGCTAGAAAATTGCAAAAAGAATCTACAAGACTGCAAGGGTATCTATCTCCTTCAGAAATTAGAGCCCTTGGCGTAAAGTCAAACAAAAAGATTAAAGGCAAAGGAGTGCTTGGTCTTGCAAATTCTCCGCGTGGCAGCCAGCAGATTGGTCGCAAAAAGGGCTACAAGGCTCGCGCTAACCCAATTAACGAAGCTCTGTACAAGTCGGCAACAGAGAGGGCAAAATCCTCAGCCATTCTCAAGCAGGTAAAGAGGCAGAAAACCGCTGCTGAAGCAAACAGAAAAGCATCTAAATCTAAAGCTAAAAAAGTGCAGGCAAAGCAAAAGTCGGCAGCAAAGAAGGCTACGCCAACTAAGAAGGCTGCTCCAGCGAAGAAGGCTGCTCCCGCCAAGAAGGCTGCTGCAAAGAAAGCTCCCGCCAAGAAGGCTCCAGCAAAGAAAGCCACACCAAAGAAGAGGCGCTAAATCGGTCTTTATGACTGATTAACGCCTAGTGGAGGTATCAAGTGCTAGTAACTCAAGCAGACCTTATTAACTACATGGACATAAAGCTGTCCTTGCGTCAGCAGGATGCAGCCGAGATGATTCTTGCAGGTCTCCAATCAGAGATGGAAGCTCATCTTGGTCGACCTATTGAGGTGGTGGAATTCGAGGAAGATTACACTGTAGAAGGTACATACCACGGCGTTCCTATGGGTACCTTCTTGTCGGCCCCACCGCATAGCTACACGGACTCGTTTGTCCAGTCAAATATGGTAGATAGCACAACATGGGCAACCCCTCCAAGCACTATCTATTTCCGCAATTCGCCTGTTGTAAACGTGTCCGAAGTAGTAGTAAAACCGCTAAACGGAGAACCAAGAACCCTCATTGTTGAGCATGACTATGTTGTGCGCAGGTTTGGTATTGACTACTTTTACGCCCTTGATGGTGACGTAATTACAGTTACTTACACTGCAGGCCTGGATGGTACAAATATACCAATGTTTAAGCTTCTTATCCTAAGAGCGGCTTCCAGGGAGATGCAGAACATGCATGACGATGTTGTTGGCCTCAAGGACATAACAACGCGAAATGTCGGACCTCTGGTGACTGGATTTTTGGATACTGAACTTATGTCTCTGAGGAAGTACAGCCGAAGAAGAATTGCATAACAATGTCGGCACCAGTAAGAGTAGACATTGAGGTCAGGATTGAAAAAGTCCAGAACTTGGTTGCAGACATCCAAGACAGGATTACCGATGCTAAGCCTGTTTTTAGGTGGGCACACCAGGTCCTAAAGAAGACATTTGCAGAAAACTTCACATCACAGGGGCTTCCTGTTGGTGGATGGTCCCCGCTTGACGCTGAATACGCCTCATGGAAGGCCAGGGAGCTCCCAGGGAGACCAACGCTTGTCCGTAGCGGAGAGTTGTTTAAAAGCCTCTCCGAGCTATCTGACCCCTCTGTGAACCAAATAAACAAACTAAGTGCTACGTTTGGAACTGGAGTGAAATATGCTCCGTTCCATCAGACCGGAACACCAAACATGCCAAAACGCCAAATTCTTTTTATCCCGCAATCCTTTGTCAGTGAATTTGCAGAAAAACTAGCAAACTACATTGTTGAAGGTAATGAAGGGTTGACAGCATAATGCCTACAGTTCCTGGATATCCATTAATGCATGGCGCTCAGTTTGCCAAGCAGTATGTAAACAATTACCTTTCAGAAGATGTTCCTGTAAGAATTATTGATTACCGCAACGGTTGGAATGTTGACGACATTACCCTTCCGACCCCTGAGGGGTTCACAACATACGAGCCGTTTGCTATCGATACATGGCCGCTTGTTATCACTGTGGTTATCTCTTCTACGGCTTTTAACCGTATTGGATTTGATGGCCCAGACCCTCTTTATAGGGTTTCATACTCAATGCGCACCTATGTTTGGGTAAAAACAGAAGGCTCAGAAGAGTGCACAATAATGCGAGACAGGTTAACAACCGTTCTTAGGTCGGCCCTTCTTGATTACCCATGCCTCAAGGCTTATGACGAAAGAACATCTTTTAGGGCAATGATTGACGAAGGTTCAATTCGTGAAGAGTTTTCCGATTTAACACTGCTTAAGGGCGACAGAATCATGGCTGGGGCATATATTTCCTACAATATGGAGATAGATGAGGTAGTTTCTCGCAAGCCAATCGGCGTTGTGTCAAGCATTGATTTAGAAATAGAAGCCAGTGGAGATTCATCCGCGCCACTTCCTATTTTGTAACTTGTTATGTCGTATTCTATTTATACAGCATTCTTTTTAACAGTTGCAATAATCAACACGAAATCATCTGTACAATATAAACCGTTGGCGGCATTGTCACTCAACACGAACCACAGGAAGGTCTTATGCCAGGCGTAGTAATCTCCACAGCAGTCAGAACAGGCCCATCTTCCGCGACAGTGCGCGAATCTTCGCAGCTTTTTGTTGTCGGATTAGCAGAACGAGGAGCTGTTGGCGAAGCAGTTTTAGTTCAGAGCCTTGCAGAATTTGAACACATGTTCGGCGGATACGTTTCGTATTCGTACCTCCACCCAACAGTAGAAACCTTCTTTGAAGAAGGCGGCACTCAGGCTTATATCTCCAGAGTTGTCGGCGCTGACGCAGAATCAGGAACGCTCGTTCTTGAAGATGCTGACGCGGACCCAGTATTGACAATTGACGCAAACGGTGCAGGCGCATGGAGCTCAGATGTTGAAGTTACTGTTACTCAGCCAACAGGAACAACCTTCGCAGTTATCATCTCTTACCAAGGTGACCCTGTATACAGCACAGGCAACGTAACCTCTGTGGCACAAGCTGCTGGTCGCATCAACTTGAGCTCAGTTGCTTCTCGCTACGTAACGGCAACAGCCGTTGTTGGCGCAACAACAAAGCCAGCAGTTCTTGCAGCAACAGACCTCTCAGCAGGAGACGACGACCTTGCACAGGTTGACGACGACTCACTGATTGCCGCCCTTGAAGTCTTCAACGACTCGCTTGGTACCGGTGCAGTTTCAATCCCAGACGCAGAAACGGCAACTCGCCTTTCCGTTGGTGGACCAGTTACTGACTACGATGGCACACTAAAGGCCACTCAGGACGTTTCTACTGCT